AGGGAGCAGGGATTCTCATTTTGAATATCCCTTTGGGGACGACACATCCAGACCTTCCACCGGGAACCCATACCTATTACCTGACCTGTTCCGTGTATGGGATCTCCTCGTCGGGAGAGGCCGGCGTCCAACTCGACTCCCTATCCAAAAACGTGACATTCGACATTCCCGACAGCGGGATTATCAGTTAACCATAAATACAAAAATTATGATTGAGTTAGTAAAAATCAGTGAGAACATCAGCCGTCAATTCGACGGACAAGAAACGGTAGATAACCTTCAAGCGGTCAACTACCGAATCATGGAGAATGGAGCGGAAAAAGGCCATGTCACCGTCGGGCAAGGCAGTTTTAACATGAATGTCTATTCCATGACCTCCACGGTCGAAGAAACGAAAGCTCTGGTGGAAAAAATGTTCAACGCATTATCCGATGGCAGCGATGAGTGAAAAAGATCCCATAGTGAAATACTCGTGGGAGGATATTAAGTTTACGATTGGCTTCGAGGACAAAAACGGAAGTCCGCTTGATTCCGAGACGAAGAAGTTTAAGTTCATCTACAAGGACGAGGCCGGTTGTTGTTGCGAAGTGAGCTACGACGGGAAGACTCGTAAAAACTGTGTGTTCCGTGACGGCGTGCTGTACGGCATATTCAATTCCGGGACTTTCCGCTATGGCTTGCTCACGGTCGAGAGGCACTACTGGATAGAGGATGCCGATTTCGATGACGGCAAATGGGACTATGGAGATGTTTACAAAACCAATATAATCATCAAGTGATATGGCAGATAGTGATTGCATAATCGTTCATGAGCAGGTGGTAGTACCCGATGCCGCCGTGGTGGAGGAAATGGTTGCCTTGCCCGGTGAAAAAGGAGACAAGGGAGACCCTTTTACCTACGACGATTTTACGCCGGAGCAAATCGCCGATCTTCAACGTCCTGCGACAGAGGCGGCGGCAGTCGCCAATCAAGCGGCTGAAAAGGCAAACAAGGCGGCCACGGATATAAAGGCTCTCGGTGTCACGTTGATGGCAGAAGAAGCAAAACGGGAATCTGCTGAAAGCGGCCGTACCTCGGCAGAGAGTGAGAGAGCCGAAGCGGAAGCTCTAAGAGAGACGAGTTTTTCCCAAATGCAAACTACGCTCGAAGGGCTTATTACGGATACCCGCACAGCTACATCGAACGCCAACACGGCGGCAGGAAATGCGGAGAATGCCGCAACGGAAGCGAACAACTCGGCAACTCTCGCTAATGAGGCAGCCGATAAAGCGAACCAAGCGGCGGAGAGCATAGACAATAAAATCTCCGGGAAACAAGACAGATTGATTAGTGGAGATAACATCGAAATAAAAGACAATGTTATTTCTGCGCAGGGGATAAACGGGAAATTATTCGAAGATACGAGTAAAACCTACCAGCTGTATTATTTTAAAAACGGTTTGTTCTTTTATTGCAACAAGGATAGCAGGCTTGCCTGTTGGAATGAACAGACAGGAGAAGATACCGTTTATGACGAAATCCCGTTAAATATACATTCATATCAATATATTAGAAACTCTTGCTTCGTTTATAAAGACGGTAAAATCATTGTACCTAACAGTAGTGCCATCACCTGCTGGGATTTAGATACACGAACTAAGATATGGACTTTATCAGAACCGTACTATAATTGCAACTTCATCGAATATAAGGACTTCGTTTATTTTTACAAAAATGATGGCGTTCTACGACTGATAGATTTTGAAACCGGTCTCACTGAAAAAGAATTCGATCTGAAAGAATTGTCCGGAGCCTCCATTTCAGATATTCAGAATTTCGGACAATGCGAATACAACGGATTCAATTATTTCCTGTCGTACAGTAATTTGTTTAAAATCGACAGTTCCAACGGCGATATTTCATTTGTAGGGAAAATAGAAGGTTCAGGATATAACATTATCGTCTATTTCAACAGTGCGGCTTATGTTATCAGCCATCAAAAGATTTGTACGATAGAGATGTCAAACATAGAGAACGGAACTCTTGCCAAGAAAAACGAAGCGGGATATACCATGAATACTTATGTTAATGTTTCCCCAAGCGATTCATTGATGGGCAATGCGATTTATGGTTATAGATATAAACTCACTTTCAACAGCTTGTACTATAATATTTATGTATATGCAGATATAAATATGGACGAATATGTCGGGAGAGTGATAAAAGGAGATTTCGGGTATATTCAGATACCTAACCCGAATTTGGGAAATGGAAAACTTCTGTATCCGAGGTATAAAAAATTCAATTGATATGATACAAGTTAAAATATACGACGAAAGAGTCACTAATATTTATTATGGCGAAACCCTGATAGAAGGATTCATACGAATAGAATCTATCCCATCTCCCGAAGAGATACCCGGAAAAATACCCGTGATGTATTACCGGAACGGTGCGATAGTCTATGAATACGAAGAAGCACCGGAAGCGACGGAGGACGGAACGGAAACACCTCCCGTACCAATGGACTACGGAGAAACGGTAAACGGATTGATCCGTCGGAAATATACCTTGTCGGAGGAGTTGGCGATACTTCGGCAAAGAGATACGAAAGCAGAGGAGTTCGAGTCTTATAACGCCTATGCGGAATCCTGCAAAGAGGAAGCCAGATTGTTAATCGAAAAACAGAAACATTGATATGGGAGGGATAAACGAGGCTACGGAGGTAGCCAGAGGGATAAGCGAACAGGGGTTCTTGGTGATGACCGCAGCATTCTTCTTGGTGTTGTCGGCCATGATGATGGTGGCCTGTTTCAAGTGGTTCAAATCGATTATCACCAAGAGCATGGAGGATTACGGAGAATCCCTGAAAGAGCTTATCGAAAGAACGAACGACCAGAATAACATGTTGTCCGACATATCGGAAGGGTTGAGGCAGGAAACCTTGTTGCGCTTGAAAGTGGTTATAAGCAACGCTATTGACTTGTCTGTCGAGCAGGTATGCCGGATTATTAAAGACGTCCGAGAGGAGAACAACATCGACAAGAAGGAGCAGACAAAAAAGAAAATACACGCAAGGGTGTGGAATGTTCAAGACGAGCGGGCAAACGGCTTTAACTATTTCACCTATCACGGCAAGAAGCTCTCCGAGTTCACCAACCCGAAATGGGGTGAATGGGTGGCTGACGTGGTAGAGAGCGAGGTCTATTCTGACAAAGTTAACAACGGTAGAGCCTATGCCAATGTGAAGCAAGTTTACGAAAGGATAAAACACGATTTTTTTAACAGATTAGAAAATGGAAACGATGAAAGCAATTTATGACAAATTGGTAAAGTGGATTGAAAATATTCCCCATGACAAGCTGCTGCATTTTATCGCAGGAGGTGTCATCGCCTCTTTCTTCGCCATCGTGATAGGTGCGACGGCGGAATATTGTGTGCTGTTCTCTTCCATAGCGGGCTGTATCAAGGAGGCTGTCGACGAGTGGAGGAAGCCGGGGGCTTGGTCGTATGCCGACTTGCTGGCAACCATACTGGGCGGGCTGGTGATTCAAATCGAGGTCTGGATTGCCTGACGAAAAAAAAGAATTTTTATAACCCGGCGACGGGAAAGCGTTCTTTGACTTCTTGGAATCACCGTTTGTTTACATTATACAATTAAATTAAAAATATAGTTATGTCATTGTTATATTAATAACAAATTATAAATTTGCAAATATTTAGAATTGTCGTCGTGACTTTATTATGTTTGTATTGTATAAAACATGTCAGTTCTTAAAGTAAAATCAGATGAGAACATTCATGCCGCAAATTTGTTAATAAATAAGAGCTTATTTACGGCTTCTGTACATTGTTCTTATTATGCTGCGTTCCAAATGTCGAAATATATCTTGGCTAATTTTTGCGATGTTGGATATGAAGAACAGGATAATAATTCAAAAGGTCAAGGTTCTCATAAATATGTTTCGACTGTTATGAGCGATAATCTTGAAAAGCGGAATAAATTTTGCATGATTGATTATAACAGGCATTACAAAACAATAAAATTCTTGCGTAACAAAGCTGATTATTCGACTGGTTTGATTGATAAGGAGGAAGCTGAAGAGGCACTTAAATCATCAAGGAGTATCATAAGTTTATTAATTTCTAAATATTGTGAGTTATGAATGCAACGGATTTTATTATCTCCAAACTTAAATCGATTTCCTCGAAAATATCGGGAATAGGGATTAAGTATGCTTATGACAGACCTACTGATTTCCATATCGTGGAGATTTCACCTGAAAGCATAAGACTGAATGACGAGGAATATTTGGAAATGGAGTATATGCTATGGAAAGAATTTCAAAATTCATTCCCGGAAGAAGATTTATTGGTCACAGGTGTAAAAAAAATGAATAATATGGATAATATCCTATTTGAAAAGTCACTTCCTGTTGACTATGGGAAATATAGCTCTTTTAACCCGTTTTTTTCTATAAGGTTTAAACTTAGCCGTAAAGAAAATATCAATACAAATCAAGAGTATTCATATATAAATGAGTCATATAACATAGCAGCATAGCATAATCATGGAAGAAAAGAAAGCGAAATTCAGATTATTAGATTTTAAGGTCGAACATTCCCATTTTGATATTGATACAAATAATATAAAAGAAGGTGATACTGACTATTCTATCGAGGTGGGAAGGCAGAATGGTATCAACGAGGAGAAACGAATATTCCGTCTTGGCCTTATGGTTAATATAAAAGATGCTAACAATGCAGTCAATATATCGGTTGAAATTGCTGGATTCTTTGAATTTGATTCTGATTTGGATAATCAAGCGAAGAATAATTTCTTCATGATAAACGCCCCTGCGATTCTTTTCCCCCATGTGAGAGCCTATGTTTCGGCATTGACTGCTTTATCGGGATTAAAACCGATTATTTTGCCGACAATAAATTTCTCGGCACACAAAAATAAAGACGATTAAAGATTGTATTTCAATTTGCTTCAAGCGGTGATTCTAAAAAAGTCACCGCTTTTTTTGTCGCCAAAAATGAAGAATGGATATGAAATACTTCACGATGAAAGAACTCACAAAGAGTTCGACGGCAGATAAACTGGGTATAGACAATACCCCGACGACCGAAGTATCGGTTGCGCTGTCGAACCTTGTCACCCATGTTTTAGACCCCTTGCGGGAGATGTACGGGAAGGCGATAACCGTCAATTCGGGCTATCGTTGTCCCAAACTCAATGCCGCCGTGGGTGGTGCGAAAAACAGCCAGCACATGGGGGGTAATGCGGCGGACATCACGGGAGGAAGCAGAGAGGAGAACAAGAAACTGTTCGAGCTTATACGGGATAACCTTCCCTTCGACCAGCTTTTGAATGAGAGCGATTACAGCTGGGTGCATGTATCTTATGTGTCTACATCGAAGAACCGGAAACAAATACTGAGCCTATGAGACACATCGTATTCCTATTGTTGTTTTTGGCTGGCTTGGCTGCGACGAGTTGTACCAGACATGTGTATGTTCCTGTGGAAACGACAAAGAGCGACACGGTGTATCTGAATCGTGTGCAGCTCGATTCCATATACATGCGGGACAGTGTTTTCATCGAGAAATCGGGAGACACGATACGGGAGTTCCAATACAAGTACATATATAGGTTCAAGGACAGAACCGATACGCTGTATATATCCAAGACGGACAGCATACAAGTACCATACCCCGTCGAGGTAGTAAAGTACAAGACTCCCCGATGGTGCTGGTGGGCTCTCGGTGGCATTGTCTTGCTGCTTGTCCCTTACATCATGAAATGGATAACAAAATTGAAAGGACTGGGTTTCTTGATATAATTTGATTTACGACTCCTTCCGGGGCTTCGGAGTATAAAGAGGAAAGCCTCAATCTCTTGCTGCTCTTCCAAAACTAACAAGAGACAACATCACGGGGAATGTTACGAGGCTTTCACAGCCTTTAAACAGAAACGTGATGTTTTTTATTGTGTCAACAATCTATAATTTAACAAATATTTAAAAAGGCAAGAGATATGAAAACTAATGAAATCTTTGAACACGTCTTGCAAATCGTTTGCGAGGAATGTGAGCTGTGTTACGGCGAATTGATCAACGGGGCGAACAAAAATGCGGTCGACGCACGTTGCCTGCTCATCTGTGCGTTGGTATCGCTCGGCTTCTCCGAGGAGAACACCGCCGCTTATCTTTCCATGACCCGACAGGGAGTGAACAAATTGAAAAACAGCCTGAAACAGCGGTGTTCGGGAAGTTTTATTCTGACAACGACAAATCAACGGGTCAGCAACAGGATAGCCACCGAAATCCGAGGATAGCAACGGCAATAGCCATACGTTTGTATGCGGCCGATATTGGCCGTAACCATCAATTATATCTATATGGAAAGAACGTATGTTTTCAATCAAGAGCCCAATGGTGGCGGAAGCAAGTTCGACATCATGGCTTTATTGCCCAACCTGATGGGTGGTAAAGGGGTCGATCCCGGACTCTTGGCCCTTCTCAATCAGGGAAGGAACAATCAGGACGCTTGGGGCGGAGGCATGTGGTGGATTTGGATTATCCTGCTGTGGTTCTGCTGGGGCGGTAACGGATTCGGAGGTTTTGGCAACCGGGGCGGGCTTCCTGCCGAGTTGAACGGCGATGTCGGACGTGAATACCTGATGTCGGCCATTCAAGGGAACGGTAATGCCATCAACCAACTCGCTTCGTCCTTGAACTGCTCTACCCAACAGTTACAATCCGCCTTGTGCAACATTCAGGGCTTGATTCAGGGTGTCGGCAACCAAGTGGGCATGTCCGCACAACAGATCATCAACAGCATTCAATCGAGTAATTGTACGCTGGCGACTCAAATCGCAGATTGCTGCTGCAAGACGCAAAACGCAATCGAGAGACAAGGATATGAAACTCGTATCGCCACCTCGGAACAAACCCACTCCCTCGTGGACAGCGGCAATGAGAACACTCGTGCCATTTTGGCGAAGCTGGATTCTATCCAAACTCAGGCTTTACAGGACAAGATCACCGCTTTGACGGCAGAGAAGGCTACTTTGGCGGCTGAAATCTCCCAACGGAACCAGAATGCGACCATTCTCAATGCGGTAGGGCAACAGATTGCTCCCCTCGCTGCCGGTTTGCAGGCTCTCCAAAGCGATGTGGACGGCATCAAGTGTAAATTGCCCAATACCGTTCCCGTGGTATATCCGAACATTCAGGCTGTAAACACAGACTTGTACCGGGCTGCCGCTTATGGAGCTTATGCGGGCGATGTCGCATACGGGCGTAGCGGTTACGGATGCGGTTGCAACAACTACTGGGGTTAATTCCAGTAAGAAAGGAGGTATATATGTGGCCTAACTTTTTTACAGGGTTTCCCTTTCCGTTCCCGACGCTGGGCAGAGTGAATTACAACACTCTTCCTACGGTGGCGGTGACGGTCGGCACGGAGAACGTGACTTTGGAACTCCCAAACCATGCGTTCCGTAACAGGGACTATGTGGGAGGATTCTATATCAATCTCCGTCAGGCGATACCCGCCGGAACGACCGCAACGCTTCCCATTCTCATCGGGACGAATGGGGACACGAGACCTCTGCTGGCTTACAACAACGAGCCGGTGACGGTAGAGAATATCGCCGGTACTGGGATCTATGAAATCCATTACAACAAGTACACCAACGAAGTGTACCTTGTCAACGGTGGGTACAGACCTACTACGGCTACGGCGGCAACCAACGTCGCTGCCAAAAGCAAATAATTAACCGGGGCTGCCTTTTATCGGGCAGTCCCATTAAATCAAAAAACTATGTTTCAGAATCTTCGAGCAAACAACCAGTTATTTATCCTTCATAAGGAAGAAAATCCCTTAGTGGATATAGGCTCCGTCGTCAGCGTTTCGGCAGCTAAGCCCAAGTACCCCATGCCGACACCTATCGGGCAGATACCCCAGATGGAAATGGTGGTGGACGTGGTGGTCTGTGTGAACGGGCAGAACACGACGTTCCAGAACTTGCCGGCAGGGGCGGACATCGCTGACTTCGGGCAAAACGGAAACATCGTCATATCTTGTTCCAGAGAGGCCATGAACTCGGAAGTGTCGGCTATCCGGCAAAAGAGCTTGGACGAACTGAACCGGCGTAATTACCACGAGAACGTGATTGCCGGGTGCGACAAGATATTGACAATTTTGAATCCCGAATTTGCGGAGAAGCAAAGGCAGGAGCAGGAGATTGCCACCCTCAAAGGGCAGATGTCCGAAATGAGCAGAAGCATGGCCGACCTAATGGCCATGAACAAGAAACTGATGGAACAGCTCAGTGTTTCTGAAACTTCTAAAAACAAAAAGTAATATGGGAATGTGGTCAATATTAGAAGAAGGCCGTGGATATGAAGGATTCAATGAACGCGGCGGTAGAGAGCTCGAAATGGCCTACAAGGAAGGTTGCGAGCACGGCTACAAGAAAGGCTATGAAGCTGCCATGCGGGAAATGCAGGGCGGCGATATGGGCTTCCGTGGCAATAATGGCGGCAGTTACGGCGGCGGGAATTATGGCGGAGGTTCTTCCAGTGGAATGAACAACCGTTATGCTCCCGGTTATCCTCCTTCGTACTATGACGAAATGGGGGAACGCAGACGCAGACGGGCCAACGGCGAGTTTTATTAATCGGGAGGGGAGAAATCCCCTCTCTCTTCAAAAACATAAAAAAGCAGTGTTATGAACCAACGATTAGACATTTATGATATTTTCCCCTCTGGCATGACGGAGTACCTTTCCCGATACGGCTGGCACTTCTCCAAGAACATGTGCGAGTGGGCGGTTTCCAGAATGAAGGCCGAAAACAAGACCACCGGAAAGAAGGAGGAGATAAAATCACTTTCGAAAGAAGATGTGGAGGTCATATTGACACAGGCGGGCGTGAAGTTGGAAAAGGCCAAAGGGTACGACCATGTATTTGTCGCAAATATGGGTAAGGCCGACTATTTGAAGTCATCGATTCCCGACGATACCCATTTGGCTCTGTTTGTAAAGGACTATATCGACGACCCTGACGGTTACGACGGGTTGCCATTTACACGTTTCTATGCCGACTGTATAGGTTCGGGTACTCCGATCATGTGGGAAAATATGTTATAAAACATGATTGTTCAGGATTTCTACATAGCGAAATACGACTGGCACGTAAGGGTTTTTTACGCCGTTACCACCTACTGGACAAACACCATACTCCGGGAGCTGGAACGGATAGGTTGTACAGGGAGTAATCTGGAAAATGCTTTCAGAAGTTTGTCGTCCGGTAACTTGAATACAGGACTTACCTATTCCAATTTCGAGCATCGACGGACGGTGATGGTAATTGCCATGACGACGAGTCCCGAACAGTTCCAAAACTCTTGGGACCATGAAAAGGGGCATTTGTGCAGGCATATATCCCGGACGTTCGGCATTGACCCTTACGGGGAGGAAGAACAGTACCTTCGGGGATATATCGGGCAGAAGATGTTCCCCGTGGCGAAGAAGTTCCTATGTGAGTGTTGCAGAAATAAATTAATTCGGGAAATACATGGAGATAGCTAAAATCATACAAGCCATCTGTTCCGGAAAGTCGAGGAAGGAGGTCTATAACCTGCTTTCGCCGGAAGAGAAGGATACCTTGAATCGGTTTGCCGATAACGGTCTTTTGAACAGGAGAATGAGGCGAAAATTTCAAAGGAATATTCGGAAATGCAAATGATGAACAGGGAAATGCCGGGGTGAGAAGCTCCGGCATTCGTGTTTTGTTAAATATTGATAAATCATGAAACATTTATACTATAATATTTTGTATATACAATAAAATGTAGTATCTTTACCATGTAATCAAAAACAAACAGTAACCAATTAAAATAGAGTCATGTTACAGAAAGGTACAGAACAATACAAAGAAGCTCAGGAATTATCCAACAGACTTCAACAGATTGCTAACTATGAAAGATGGAATAATAACAATTCGTATGAGTTGCATTTCAACCCGTTCTATCGGTTTTTAAACGAAATAATCAAGTTGAATGTGTTTGCCTCCAATGTGGCCAAAACGATAGATGAAAAATGCACCTATCCGAGTTTCAAGATTGCCAACATGTCGAGTAAGCAAGCATGGATACTTGCCTGTGCGGCGATCGAGAATAACATAAATCTTGAAGATTGTTATACCCCTGTATGGGCCAAATGATTTTAAATAAAAATTACTTATATATGGAAACAAAAAGAACAATGGTATTATCATTTCATGTTTGCCGAGGTGGCAGATTCTTTAACCCCGGCCACGTTAAATTTATCGGAGAAAAAACATTCTCAGATGTGTGTAGCATGTTGTCAGATCGCTTGTTCACGAAAGACAGGGACGAGCATGGGAGGTTCTGCAAGCCCTATATTGTAGACGAAGTGGGCACTGTCGTTAGTGAGGACGACGAGAACGGAAGAACAGGAGAGATAGACTTCGATGGTGATTATGACAGATATTATACTATCGAGATAGAGGATATAGACGACCTCAGCGACTCGGAATTGGAAGCCATAAGGGAGTATAAAGGGTATATAAGCGAAGATCTTGAACATCTTGTTAAAGTCGATGACGAAGAGGAGGACGAAGAATGAAAAGGGAATTTCCATTATTCATTGTAGACCATAACCGGGCGCACAAGTTCGGAGAAGTCGACTTCATATACTGTTCCGACATAGACAATGGATTCATTGCAAAGATTGAATTTATCGACGGCATTATCGAGGAAGTCGGAGAGGATTACCGCATAGAGCCCGGATTGTCAGGATCTAATATTTCCGCAAAGATAAGCATTAAGCGTATTACAGGTAAAAATCCTGATAAGACTAAAATACGGGGCCTTTTAAAACAGGCTATGAAGTATTATACATCGCTATCGACATTCTCGGCAGACATCGGAAATATTACGGTTCGGCAAATGGTGTTATTCATTGATACGCTGATTTTAGACGGTCGTAAGAATGCGATTGCAGCCGGTAGTGATTATAATTATAGGAATACGGTATTAACATCTATCGCATTTTTAGAGGCGATAAAGAAGGAATTGATAGGAGTATGACAATAGAAGATTTATCGAAAAAAGCGTGCGAGATTCGCAAAAAAAAAGGTTTGTCTCAATATAATATCTGGAAACAGGGTATGAACTTTGGGACTGTCATTGCCATTGAAAGTGGAAAGAATGTCAACTTGAACAACTTCCTTAAATATTGTGAGATCGTAGGAATTGATGTAACTTTGGAAGAGAAAGAGTAAAATGTCAGAATCTTGAAAGTGAATTTTCAAACAATCCTAATTGTTGCTATACCTCGGCCACCCATTTAACTATTATGGGTGGCTTTTTTATTTTTAATTTGATTGATAAAATCAATCACGCGGCGATTTGCTACATCTATTTTTTCAGAATCATAATCGATATAAATATCTGTTGTACGATTACCGAAAGAATGACCGAGAGCCATCGAGATAACATCTTTCGAGACACCTATCTTATGGGCTATTGTCGCCCAGCTATGACGGGCTGTATAGGTAGTGATGAAAGGCAGTATTGGAGATATTGTTTTAGCCCCGTGTTTACCCATTTCCACATTGCCAATTGAGCGAAGATTATTGTTCATTCGTTTTGCAAAATCCTTGTAGTTTTTATACCTATCTAATATGTTAAGCAGATATTCATCACCTTTATACTTGTCTATTATACTTTGCGCCTCAGGCTCCACCTTTATAGAATATAATTTATGAGTTTTGGCACGTATATATTCAATCCTTCCGTTTACAAGCTGCTCCTTTTTCAAATTACATAAATCAATAATGTTTATGCCTATTAGGTAAAAAATTAACATAAAGAAGTCACGATATTTCTCTTGGTGCTTGTCGCAATCAAAATCCATCAATTGTACGAGCTGTTCGGCCGTAATAGCCCTCTTGGCCGTCGCAGCCTTCTGAATTTTAAATTTTCTGAAAGGGTAGGCCATAGTCACATCATTGTCTATCGCGTCGTTAAACACAGCCCTTATGTTCCTCAAATGAACGCCACGCCCATTTACCGAGGGGACACTTTCTTCCATATAAGACTCAAACCGTTGCAGCCAACTCTTGTTTATATCCTCGAATTTAATTGGATTTTCACCTATGTATGACCTTATCTTGTTCAGCGTTGCCGCATATATTTCTTTTGTCCGTCCCTTCTTTGATTCAACGAATTTTTTAAAATAATCAACGAATAAATCATTATTTATTTCTTCATCTTCTGTATTAGAAACCCTTATAGCGGATAAAAAGTAATTCTTTATGGCATGTGAGGACATTCTGTCTATTTCACCGCTTCTGATGAGTTCAAGTATTCTAATGTTTACATCGGCTACAATTTGCGCAATAAAGCTGTTTAATACCTGCCTATGAGGGTGAGCCACGATCTTGTTGTTAACGGAATCCCATTGTTCACTTGACAGAGATATATTAATGTTTAACAATACACGTTTATTCCTGTGATTGATTCCCAATTTGAGAGGCGACGTGCCGTTCTTCTTTTTCGTTCTAGTGTCCAAGTACAACTTTACAGAGGCCATATTTCACAAGTTTTTTGCACGGAATTTGCACGGTTTTGCAACCGAATGCACCGAAATGCAACAAAAATACACAAAAAATCGGCTATATAAAAATGCTTTATAACATGTTTTTAATCAGAAATACAAAAGAAAAGCACCAAAAATCAATTGATTTTCAGTGCTTTATAAATCAGTCGGGGTGACAAGATTCGAACTTGCGACCACACGCCCCCCAGACGCGTTTATTTATATTATAATAATTTAATTATCAGTTTTATATTTGTCGTTTGTTTGTTATTTGCACGAAATTTGCACGGTTATTTTTGAAAAAAGCGAGAAGAAATTAGAAGTGACTATCAATTACAAGGAGCAGACAATCGAAATCATTTAAGTTTAACCAGCAGGGCGAAAACCCTATATAACACATAAGAGCAATGAAACATTCGTCTCGTGCGGTTTTATTTTCGCAATGTGGACGGGACGCTATAATTGTCCCGTATATTTTTATATAAATTAAAGAAAATCCCTTAGAATTTCTTCATCACTTAATTCATTAAAGCTCCTGTGATGATAGTCTAAGGAATAGCAAAGTAAATCCACAAATTCATCATGGGGCTTTGCCGGGAAACCGCACACTTCATCAATAAACGTGTCATTCCAATCCCCTCCAACAAGATATACCCTTCCGCTTTCCACATAAGGGGATGCAGCATTGAGTCTTGTTTCTTTGCTTTCTTTTGGAGAGGGAGTAGATACGACATTTAGATCGGTACTCTCATACAATTGGTCAATTACTGAAAGCCCGTTTGCTTTGGGTTCAATGCGAACGGAACTCCCTTTTCCGTAGCCATTATCTCGTACATAAGATGGAAGGAAACGACATAATTCGGGGAATTTCATATTAACTTTCTTGGCACATACAATGTATATGTTGTTACCAATCATACAAGAACCGAGTATACCTGTCGGGTCATTAGATGTTTTTTCCGTATACGCCGTATCGACAAAGAAAATTATAGGCTCGTCCATACGTTTCTTTTTGAAGTCAAACGCCGAAATACGACCGAACCATGCCTCTTTGATAATGTTCCCGCCTTCAATAGTCGGATGCTGTTGATATAACGCCGAAAAGAATCGCGGAGAACGTTTTTGTGCATCAAGAAGCCTTCCTAATGAATGGCGTTCTGGCCATAACGCTTCGCCTACCTCACGCGGATCAAAATCATTCCCATCATCAAGAGTCTCGCGTATAGCCGGGATTGAGAGCACCGTCCATTTATCGGCTTCTCTCTTCAATATGCGCCCAGCTAGGTCATCATCATGCCATCTCGTCATAATAAAAAGCTGCTTGCTCTCATTATGCAGACGAGTAAGTAATACGGACGTATACCAATCCCATACCCTTTCCCTATAAACAGGGGAATACGCCTCCATAGCATCTTTTACCGGGTCGTCAATAATGGCTATATCTACTGGCGTTCCAGTCAAAGAACCACCGACACCAACCGCCTTATAAAAACCTTTATGCCCCACCGTCTCAAACATATCCACATTGCGCAAATAACCTTTTACATTCGTCCTGACATTACTTCCATTAAGATAAGTATTGGGGAATATAGCTTGATACTCCTTGCTATCTATAATACGCTGAATAGAAAGCGAGAACTGTTCTGCAAGATTAGCACTATACGATGTACCAACGATTTTCAGATCAGGATTGCGCCCAAGAGCATACGCCGGAAAGGAGCGAGATATAATTTCCGATTTGCCATGCTGCGGGCTTACGAATACCATCAAATTCTTTATCTTGCCCTCCAAAAGCTTTTGGCAGTTGTCTGCTATAACCCTATGGAACCACTGTTGACTGTATTGCGGATTCATGTATGGGATGAACTTACACAAACGGTTTGGAGCGTCCATTCTCAATAACATCCGCTCCAACTCCAATTTCCTCTTAACTTGTGCATCAGTCAGTCTCATTCCTCACGCAATTTCTCCAAACGTTCTAGCTCATCTAGCATATCTTCACGGGACATTTCCTCTTCGGTCCTATTTATGTTCATTTCGGTCGGTGAATCAAACCCAAGCATCTTACAGATACGTTCAATAGCTTTTATTTTATCGTATAGCTCTATCTTCACATATTCAACGTCCACTATCTCCGGCTCATCGCTTGTGCCGATATTCTTCTTAAAAATCTTTGTGGAGATACTTTTTATTGCCGATTTTTCTTTCCGAGAAAGTTTTTCAAATTCTTTTCGCTCAATCCAAGTATTGTGCATATCAGCGATAGAAGAAAATGCTATACCGGACAATTCTTGAAGTATCCTTTCTTTGGTAATGTCTGATTTGCCTTTTTGTTCTTCTTGAAGTTCATTTACCCTTTGGGCTACCTTTGGGTTAGACAACAATTTGCAAGATTCTTCCCACACTTGTTTGTCTCTCATCTTCTCACATGAATAGGCACGACGATAAGCATCGGAAGCATTACCGCTTTCAATGTAATAATTGCAAAAGTTCTCTTGTTTGATTGTAAGTCCTTTCATGTTTTTTAGCTATGATAGGTTTAGCGACTGAACTGTTGTTAGCTTCCTCAGCGTCCTATTCAGTACTATCCACTGCAATGTAGCATCTACCAATTCCGCCATACCACCAAATTTGCGTGCCTTTCCAAGCTGTCAGATTGACCGCTACCAGCATAACGCATGGAATCGAACCCCACTCTTTGGCTGAAATGTAAAAATCTTCATTTTTTGTTCTTTTTACGGTGTAAATATATCAAAAGTGTATGAATTTCATGTATAATTCAACATTATTAACCTTAGAGGGCTATTATACGATTTCCTAAGGCCGTGAATCCTAAGGCGAAATTCCGTTTAATGCAAAATTACAATATTCACAAATAATGAAGTGCACCACCAGAAAACGTAAAAAGAAAGCGATGAAAAATTAATCTCACCGCTTTTTATATGCCTCAAAATAGACGTGTGTAAACAAATGCCAAATTAGAGTTGTACAAACATCAATTCTTTAAATCAAAGGAATTATCCGTATTTTATCGAGCAAGCCACAAACAAGGCCATAGCGCCGAATATGGCACTTGCTACTGCGATTATGGTAGTTATAATCCATTTCCAGTCTATGGGATTGCGTAAGTTAGGATTGGTGGCAAAATAAATTTTTCCATATTTCGTTATGCGGACATCTTCAAGTTCATGCCCCTCGTTCCATAGACCTTTGACAAGACCTAATCTTTCCAGCGAGTCTACGCACGAAATGAATATATGGTGCGGATAAGTGTTTGGGCAGACAATCCCGCTGCTGATTAAACGCAACACTTGCTTCTCCTGTTTTGATAGCTTGATTTGCTTCATGGTTGCCACTATTTATCGTCTTTCCTGAATGGATTGAAATCTGGGTCTTCATCTTCATAAATAATGCCGTCAAGGTACATATTGGTATTGGCTTCATCTTGCCAACGCTCAAACACGGCACGGTCGGCCTCGTCCCAGCCGGTGCGTTCTTCGAGTGTCATAGTAGCACGCTGGGCTTCGATATGCTTGATTACTTCTTTTTCTTGTTTCCTTTCCTCATCAATCTCTTTAATTACTTCCTCGATAGAAGAATAACAGGATTTGGCATAGCAGCATTCTGTACCGCCATAGATAAAAGTAACGGTTTTTTCCGTTTCGCCGATTATTTTATATTTCTTATTCATTGCTCTACAAGTATTATTCTATAAGTGCCATCTCCTTCTATCCTACGTTTCTTAACCAAGAACTTAGTTCCTTTGTCAAACAGAATTTCATGTTGATTTTCAAGTGTAAATATACCATTAAATTCTGATATTTTGCTGATATTGCGCCCGTTTTTGCTCTGTATCTCAAAGATTACACGCTTGTGACTCTTGGGTATTCCGGCACGTGATATGAACTTCATAGGTGTATCCATGTAAAGGCTGGACGAAATGAAACCCTTATCGGACACTACATCGCCGATATGTTCAAGGAACCGTTCTTGAAGTTTCTTTATGCTCATGGTCTCGCCACGATAAACAACACCTTCATATTTGGGTAGCCTTGATAAGGCTTGACTTATCAGACGGCTTGCCACGTCCACATATTCATCTTCCGTTCCATTGCGTAAACGTCGGTTAATTTCACGACTGGTAGCCCCCTTGTTGCCAGAGGAGATGGCTTGGGTATAGGCATTGACCGCAGCCTGCTGCACTTCGGGAATATGCGGATAGATCTTGTTGTAATACTCTACACGGCTCATAGCAAGATTTGTCCTGCGCTTTCGAACAAAGGTTTTCTCTGTCTTGTTATAAACATTTACCTTAAAGTCCTCACGAATATATTTATCATTATCACGAATAAAATAAGGTGCGCTGTCCCAACTCTTTGCTCGCTGTATATTTTCGTTTATCCACTTTTTGAAAGCGTCCGGTACGTCTTTAACTTCGTTCACGCTTGCTGTCGTGGCTTCACTCCGACCGTCCCATTCCCAAAATTCTTCTTCGGTTTTTAGAATGGGTATCTTGTAACATCGACAATTGCTACCCCAAAAGCATTTTCCGTTCCTGCGGATATACATGATATGGTTGCGTTCCAGTGTCAAATCATAGACAAGACCATCATAATGCTGTATCTCTTTATTAAATACCGAAGACGTGACAGAATAGCATTCACGTATAGAGTAACAATCATAGTTTGACTTTATAATTGGACCATTCGCTTTGTGTGATACTCCTGCTTTATTTATAGAAAAAGAAGGCCTATGTCCTGATTTCAGTATTAGTTCGGATAAGTCTCCTGCCATGCGTTCAGATGTGGTGAAGTATATGATTTCATCTTTATCTGACTTGAATTCATTACCGTGATTCCCTATGAATGATCTGCAAGGACGCTTATAACCGTCGCAAAGGACAAAGGCATCAAGAAAAATCCTTATCTGCCTCTTTGAAGCATTCTTTATAACATACGGGACAAATTTGTTTATACACCGTCCAAAAATCTTCAAATAGTTGCGTATGGTAGTGTTATAAAATACGACCTTTTGTTTTTCAAGATGTGGTTCAAATCCCATACGCTTGATGCAATCAACTATTTTATCTCTTGCCGTTTCTCCCTCTTGCTGGGATATTACGACGCCTGAATTGCTAATTGTACTACCGTCAGAAAGCCAATACCCCATAAATTCGCAGAACAAATCAAATGGGATTATCAAATCATCAATTTGGTAAAATTCGACATCGCCTGATTCATACTCGCAACCTCTATAAAATCGGCCTTTACCTTTCGTGTATTCTTTCGCTTGGCAATTCTTAATTTTTCCATCATTCTTATTCAAATACACCATATTGTGTTCTGGGGTTACGAGACAATCAAGAGAGCGATTGTAGAAGTGTACCATTTCTCCATAATATGAGAAACATTGTTTATCAATAAATTCAACCCATTCTATATTACGTGTATTTGGATTTAACGATAATATCAAATCATCATCTAAAACGTCTTTGAATAACTTCCAACCTCTATTCGTCAGAACTTCGCTATCATCTGAATAACAAAGGGGATGCCAACCGGTCCATTGGAAGTCTTTCGGGTACTTCCCAGCTAGTATATCGCAAATGTCTTGGAAAGGCTTTCCGTTACAAGTATGATTGTTGCTCAACTTGATTTCATATCCCACCACGAAGTCCATCTGCTGCCAGCGTAGATTTTCCGCTTGGCGGTATGCCATATTGATTTCGGAAGCAGCCAAACGGATAGAACGATACTCGCAATCCATTGCCCGTGATGCTTTTCCGAACCTTTCCTTGTAATCTTTTTGTAGTTGCGGGAAATCGAGCAGATATTTGGAGATTTGCTTACTTAATGTAATTGCACTCGTACCTTTTTGAATGGCACATGATATAGCTTCTTCAAGTTCTTGCTTATACAGAGTCGATTGATTCCACAACTTATCTGATATGGTAAATCCTTTATCCTTACGTTGCTGAAACGCTTTCAATGCATCATTATTGGGCTGGTATAGGATTTCGTATTTCTCCTTTCCTATGGTTGCGCCATAAGTTTGCAATACTTTGTTGGCAAGAAGATCTTGAACTTCGTTGCTGTTTTTCCATTCTTCAGAAGTTCCACTATATATTACAGATCCGATGTCCTCAACGAACCTTTCTTGTAAGTCTCTTATCCGTTTCCTTGTTTGGGGATAATCCGACCACATAAACGGCCTATCACTATCAATGGTAAAATCGGTAATTCCGACTATTTTAGCCGCCTCTAAATTCAAATCCTCGTATATGGATTCCACAAGCATGACGTACTTGGCGAGCCGTTTATTCAGCTCGCCGTACTTGCGTTTCTGATTTGGAGTTTTTGGCTTTGCCATTGCGTATTATTTATTTTCAACCCTGTCAGGTGCTGGCATTTCCAATAAACGAATAGCTTTAATTGTTTCTTTACCCTCTAGTATTGCTTTACATAAGCGGTGGTATCCATCGGCGATTTGTCCTACATCATCAAGAATAATAGGATATTCAAGAGAACATTGATTCACTCGTTTGCACTGAAATATAAAACTATGAAGTTGATTACACTCAAACGGCTCTGCTGTCAAGTCAATATTCCATAAGGGCATATCAAGTATAGGGTATTCTTTTACTTTTGCAAAGTCATAGAGTGTTTGGGCTGTCCAAATTTTATCTCCACGGTGGTATTCACTTTCAGCGAAAGTCATATTATCAACTGGAACTTTCATTTTACTGTTCTTTCTTGATGTACACTTTGATTTCACCTCTCACATGGATCTCGTCCCCAACCTTGCAGACTGTATATTCAATCAAATCTTTTTGATTGATGGAGTTGATGATTGACTTGCGTATCTCATTCTTGGTTTCACAGACAAGCATTTCAACAGCCTTACGGTTGGACCACCCTTCGTCAACTTTATTCTTCTTTCGGTAATCCTTGATTTCTTTTTTAGTCAGGACAAGGCAGACGCCAAGCTTCCTTGCTTCGTAGTTATCAACACTTTCAATATTGCTCAATCTTTCTTGTGGATTGATTTTATAAGATAACTTAATGAGCCACATTGATATTCTTTTTCTCATAATGTTTCAGTATTTAAATTGCTGACTCTCCGAATATATTGTCGACCCTGCTTTGTGAAGTGATAGTCTCCTCTTGCCGTATCTGTTCCAATGTAGCCTGCGCGTCATTGCTATAACCTGCCTGTTGGATAGATTCAAGCTGAGACATGACTGGTTTTCCGCCATTAAGTTTCAATAAGCGATCTGCTGTGGCATCTTCATCTTGTTGTATGAAGGGGGTAATGATATGTTCAATCTCTATATTATCAATTTCGCTTGCCCATGATGTGTTCATGTGCTTCAAAAATTCTTTGATGACACTTGCCTCACGTTCGAAAAGCTCAATCCATGAGCCGCTTTCGTCTCCAACCTTTAAGTGGGCGTCAGTCAAAAGCATTTGTCTGGCATCGTAACCTATGTTCCCCAAAGACTTCATGTTGTCAAAAGAAACGTCAGGCATCTGCGATTGCATCCAATAGAGTTTAAGCAGGGTTTCCACGTGATACTTCAATGCTTCGATAGATTGCGACCATGATACATACGATACGTCTCCATTATATTCCACACGGTAAACTCTACGGCTTTCTCCTTTATCTTCTCCACCTTTTATGCCACCGGCTATTTTCAAAATTGGTGCTGAATTATAGGCAATCACGTCGGAGTTGCGAGAAAGTGTATATTCCAATTCTTTGCGAATACGAGTTAATCCGTGGTATATAGGTACAGGTCTAAATGCGTATGCACCGGGTATTTTCATTAATCGTATTTGTTCAACAGTACCGACAGGTTCCCAACCTTTACCATTTTGTTTCCATTTATAATGTTTGTCCGATGTGTATGTCTCAAAATAAGTAATTACTTCGTCCTTTACCTTTTTGGTGTATTCAAAGGACATTGCAAGCATATCGTCAAGCTCGTCGATCAATGGATATAGTTTTACTCCCTCCATCGGCGAGTATGTCTTGCATTTTAGCTTATACTTACTATTAAAACCATATAATGTATTGGTCTTTTCTACTACGTACCAAATTGTGAAAATTTCGCATGAGGCGAAATACGCATTTGCACGTTTAATATTTTCTGTATCGATTCGGGCATACTTGTAAATTGCCTCTATAGCCTTTGCTATCTGTTGGCGGACTTCAAATCCTTCTGTGTTGTGGTAGATACGTTTTACAGGAATGGCAAACATGAACTCAGTCATACGCTTTGTAAGCAGCTTTTCAAGGCCAATGTAAATGCGTGATGCTTCTTCTTTTGTCCCGTCTTTGCGTATTTTATCTTTTCGTGTTATAGTATCTTTGGCTATTTCATGGAATGATGGTTCATACGCTTTAATAAGAAATTCCCATGAAGGAACACAAACGGATTTTCTTTTTAAGTCATTGATAATATTATCAACGGGTCGGGCACTGTTTAATATAGCGGTTATTTCGTCCATAGGCTTGTTTCGTATTACTTCATACGATTTTTTTTCAAAAATAGTAAAAGTGAATGAATTTCATATACTTTTAAACTATATTTCACACAGTATGTAGTCTACTGTATTTAGTCGCCGTATCTTATCTAAGTAATGGGATATGATACATCTCAACTCTCTGGTCCTTTGGCCAGGGTCTGCTGTATCTTATCTAAGTAATGGGATATGATACATCTGTGCAATCTGTCATACTTGATAGTCTGTGGCTGTATCTTATCTAAGTAATGGGATATGATACATCATAATCACTGTAAGTTCAACATATCCAATTTTATTAAGATAGTTCAGTAGTGGAAAATCCCTACCGTTAAGGGCGTACAGCCGCCCCGATGTTCAAGTTTATTATTCCTGCTTAATTAGATGAGCAAGCTCTATCTCCAAGCATTTGTTCATTACTCGTTGGGCATCGATGATGTTCTTGTGCCTGTTATTGAGTTGTTTTAGGACTTGGTTTTGCATCTCTACATTTTCTTTTTCCACTTCTCCTTTTTCAATCCGTTCCAGCAGGTCTGCTATGAAATCTTCCATATTCACATTCCCAATTTGCTGGAATACAACTTTCTGTTGCAATACATTCTCCATGATTTTATCATTTTATAGTTAGATTTATATTATTCATTTTGGCTTTATATTCTATCTTAGTTTTAAGCCCGTAGTATGACCAGTTACGCAAGACGAAAGGTATACCCTCTGTGTTTTCCTCTTTTGCATCTTTTTCACGTTGTATTTGGTTAAGTAGAATGATCTCGTCGCAACGGTTGTTTACGGCGTAATTAACTAACATACGACTGTATGTGTGTAGTTTTGTGTCAACATAGTGTTTCTCTTTTTCGTGGAAGTGGTTGAGAGCCTGAACTTTTCGTTTGCGTCCCTTCCCTCCTGTGGTGTATTTGTTCTCGATCTGGCAACGTTTGAGGGATTCCTGTATTTGACGACGACGATAGTTAAATTCTTCTTTCGTACCTATTTCATATAACTTCATTTTGTCGATGTCGTTGTTTACCTTATCGGAAACAAAACAACAGATTGGGTTGAATACACCAAGAAAAGCATACAATTTTTTACCCTTTATAGGGCTATTTTCAGATTTGGGAATATCTACACATAATAGTAAGAATGTTTTTCCATCATTTATCTGTATGGAAGATGTTACCATCTTATATTCTCCTTTTAGTATACGTTCGACAATTACACGGTTGTTGCTTCTATCCCTACCGAATCGCATTTGAAACGGTATTCCAATGAGTGTAAAGAAACACCCGTTTCTCGTGATTCCATCTCTTGAGATGTATTCTTCAAAACGCATATTGGTAAATCTGTCGGCTTTGAAAGGGACAGGCATGTTGCTTTTATAGCTACGTAGTGACTTATCCCATGTTCCTCCATTTTTTTTGTCATCTTGATACATCTTTCTGACGTTTTGAATGACGCATGACACCATTCCCATATCAGCACTTCCTTTAAATGTTTGACTCGCTACAACATATGGTGCATTATTACGTGAAGATTTATCTCCTTTTACTCCGAGAAACGTAATAATTTCCTTATCTGTGTCGGATAGGTAGGGCATCGTATTATCTAGCGCAAAGAGATGAGAAGCGCACATGTTAGCTACTTTAACAGCTATATTGCGGTTATCGTATAGTTTTTTCAAATATAACTTCTTCAAATCTTTGTCACTTTCGCAAACAAATATTTCTATTTTTCTTGTTATTATCATAGATGATTACCTATTACTTACTGATTTCAAATATTTTTACATGATTTGGTTTGTAATACATTATCAGTAATTTTGTTACCTGTACTATCAAATACTTCTATAGTTGGTCTACCTCCGTTATCAATAGGAGAAATAGCCTCTGATGTTTCATATAAAGTTTCTCCGTCTGTAACCATTATCTGCTTGTCATCTTCAAAACAAAGTACATCTTCACCTTCCCATGATTTTATTATTTCTAAGGCTTCTTTATAACTTTCTGCTTCGATAGAAAACTGGGTACGCTCCCAACATGTTACTTTGCGGTCCTGATAAAAATCAAATGTTTTCATTGCTCTTATGTAATATATCTTATTTTATTTCACTTATTGTAAGTTCTGGATATTCTGCGCCTCTTGCATTTTCCAAAAAAATCATTGTGTTGCAAAAATCAACTGCTTCTTCGTATGTTTCAAACTTAAATGTTACACTTGAACCTTTCTTTGATACTTGGTATTTCATCGTTCTTGTCTTTTAATTGTTAGTAATGTTGTTTGTTTTAGTATTGTAAGGGTACTAAATTAAATCTCAAAAATACCTTTGAATGCATTTCTTGCATTCTTTCTTGTAGTCCTATCCTTAGAAGATATGAATCCAGACACGTATTTGTTAATCATCAAATCAAACGTAAAGAAGCGATTAGTTTTGCAAGGATTCTCGCTGCCATAATAAATTACGAAGTTAGAGCAATACTTCGGCATATAGCCATCGTTGCTAAAATCTCCGAATATCGGTTTGATAGTTACTTTAAGTCTACCTACTTCACCATCGACCCAGTGGTCTTGCTGATTGTAGATGTCCACCAACTCATTAACCTCATTCTTAAATTCTTCAAATGTTTTCATCGCTATACTATTTTAGTAAATAATATTGGTTTCTTTTAGTATTGTAAAGATACTCATTATCAGTGAGTTAACCAAATATTTACAACCTTATTTTGCTCATAATCAAGAGTTTAACTTTTGGTAACTTTGCAGTTCCCATTTATATCCTGCTTCGTCCCATTATAAAATCTCATCATGTTTATTCTTGTATTAATTTTTTGCTTAATATTTTTCTTTTTGAGTTGTTCACCCCACTGATAGGCTTCCTCAATGACACTCTTGCAATGTTTCTTCTCCCAATTTTCGCAGAAAGGATATGACTTGTATATACTCTCAATCATGTTTCAAATAATTTTTTATAACTCATATTTTACTCCTAATTTTCATCAAATATGCTTTCGATTTTTTCGTTCACCCTGTCACATGTATCTCCAAAGGAAATGGCAAAAGATTCGTCGCCTACACGGTCTATGATGGATCGCAGGTCACGGGCGATGTGGTTGAACGCCCGCAGTTCTTCCAGCATAGGGAGGGTAACAGTGCCGTCGTATTTTTTCAGTAGTGAAAGTAAATCGACGGCGGAGGATTCTGCAATGTCCGCCAACACTGGGATTTTTCTCAGGAGGCGATTACATTTCTCTTTGTCCTCTTTGCTCATGGTGTCGGTGATTGTTTTTGCCGTGACTTGCTCACGGGTTTGCAGTAGCCGGTCGTATTGCCTTCGTAAGTTGTCAAACAGATCGAAGTCGCCCCTTCTCAGAGCCTTCTCCATCTTCCGGCTGTACTCCTCTTTCAATATTTCGATGTCCATGATTTACTTGTTTTAAATAATTATTTCAATATCAACTCTCTTGGTTCTTTGTCTTCCCATTTTACTTCTGGGAATAAACTGTCACTTAATACAACAACAGTAGTATTTTTGTCTCTAAATCCCCATGTATACTTACGTTTAACTGGTTTAGTTGAGTACATAAACAATTTTCCACTTTCGTCCCTTGCTATCCACATAACTTGCTATTTCTTAATAATTTCATCATTTATAATAAACTGACCTCTAATTTCTGTCGGCAAAATATTCGTGATATTCGCTCTATGTTCTTCACCGTGCATAGATTTGAGCAACGGGTGTATTTCTTTTGGCATAGGAACGGGACAATCTTCGCAATGTACTACCATTTCAAAATGTTGTTTTTGTCCATTCTTGTCCTTACTACCACAGCATTCACAATGAATAGGATAATAGAAATAAGTCCTTTCTAATGGTGCTTCTTTGCCACAGATTTCACATTTACCAAATTCAATTTCTCCCATGATTATTCCAAAGTTTAACTAATTGTTTTTCTGTATATGGTTCTTTTACACCCATATTTGCATTCACATACCATATTCCTATGGAATCAACAAGTATGAATCTATTTACATCTACCCGGTATATCTCATTATCGGGGTATGCTTCCTTTACAGCAGTTGTACAGTCTCCATTTGTATAGCAGCTTGTTAGTATAAGCGATACTAATAAAAGCAATAAAAATTTCTTCATATTTACTCCTCCCACTCGATTTTAACGGTATCAACATAGTCAAATCCTACTACGGAAGATTTTTTTGCTTCCTCTTTGGTCGGGTAAATACTTGCCATGCAAGGGATTTTCTTTCCTACATTATATGATTTATATACATTCACCCACCCCTCTTTCTTCTGGGGGAACATCATGAGGTCGTATTTATCAATCTGGTCGACAAAAAATCTACCATTTTCAAGATATTGCAAAACAGTTTCTTTATTACAATCGTATATTAAAGCAACAATTGGTTTATTACATTTTGCGTCAAAGCAAATAATCCTCGCCTTTCTTCCGTCTCTTGTACATACTGGCTTGCCAGCTTTGGCTGCTTCAAGGTCAAACTTTTTTAAGTTGAGTTTTTCTTCTTCCATATCTTCTTTGTTTTGTTTGATTTCTACATAAATTTCATATTCGCAACACAAATCATTGTCTGCTTTATCACATTCGGGAGATTCAAAACAACATCCATTACATGAATATCTATCGGTTTTTAAAATCTTTTGCACTAATTTACCATCTAACATTGTAGGCTCTCCGACCTTTTCAAGTTTCTTGAAGATTACAGATGTATTATCTTTTCTATGCCTCCAAGCACAAGTAACTATTTTTACCCCATTATTATCACAACAAAGCCCTCTTAAATCACACAATTTGCAACTGTGCTTTTGCGGTACATGCATACACTGATACCATTCTCCGTTGTACTCAAATATTTCTCCTACTTTTCTTTCCATATCTTACTGTATTTTAATCGTTCAAATTCAATTATCTCTTTATCCCATAGTTTGGCCGCAAAATGTTCTAACTGGCAGCCTTTGGATTTTTCCCAACCGGGGCAAAGGCATATCGCATCGCATTCCATAAGAGCCTTTATATCGTTTCCCAGAAGTTCATGATAGGGTTTGTCCAAATCGGGGTTCACGTCGAAGTCTATCGGTGTGACGACACGGTATCCTTTCATTTCGAGGACTCCCGAAACGTATAGTATTTCACTTTCCACTTCATCGAAGTCCCTGCCGGTAATAGGTAGGGAGATGTAGATTTTCTTTTTACTCATAATATAACAATGTTAACTAAACTATTAAAAGAGTTAATTTGATATTTGATAACTAAATATCGAAGTATATTTGCATCGAACTTGATTCGGAACATTAACACCTCCGATCCGGCGAACTGTCATTCGCCATCATCTTGTCCATTCTCGTGTGAGAAAGACATTAAGCCCAATGTCCTGTAACTTTGGGCTTTTTTAGTTGCACTTGAATGTACAGGCATTCCCTTTCATCTCTACTCCTACTTCTTTTCCTTCCATGATTATATTTCATTTTAAATCGAATATCTTGCTTGAATCCCTAATAGAATCGGTAGGCATCTTAGCACTCAATTGCTTCATAAATTCAGCAAAATCCATTGCCCGATTCCAACTACTCCATCTATGAGTAATCTCTACCAGTTCAAATGCATTTAGTAATACCAATTTTTCGTTTTCCCCTCTCAGGTCATTTACCGCATTTCTTACTCTGTGATAAAACTTGTCATTATATCTTTTTGCGTTATATGGTTCCGCACCTTCTCTTGGTTCAATACTACGATATTTAACCGAAAACGAAGGAAGTCTATCTTCGCACATTGCATTATATACATCACTCTCTACCGGGCCATAAGGCATAGCATAGAAATTATCGAATATATCCAAAAGGTCATCGCCTCCATCTTTCTTAGGAGCAGCAGCCAAAAACAGCAGTTTCATGGCTGTAAGTTTAGGAAACGGCTTGCCCTTAATCGTTTCATGATTATCCCGCCACTCTTCAAAAAGGTGGAGCATATAATCAAATGCCTCTATTTTATTTATTTCCATAATTAATCCCCATTTGTAATTAACCAAATTTCTGGATTGGTCCCATTTATATCTTCGACATAATATGGTTTCTCTATAATTTCTCTATGTAATTGATAATCTGAAATATCATGTACATAAAATACGGGGGTTGATTTATCTTTCACTTTCATCAGTTCGTCAATCAATTCTTGTACTGTCATATTATTTTCTTTTTAAGTCTTTCAACCTCTATTCCTCCTTTCTCATATCTTTTTTATATTTCCAACGAAAAATAAATCTACATTTACCCAATCGTAAGCATATAACCAATCCTTATTCCGCGATTCTTCATGAATCCCTATTATTACATAAGTAGCTATAACTTTCTTTTTTGAGAAAAAAACATTAACAGTAACTCCTCTTTTGGGGACGATATATTTTCCATTGTCATCGTATATCTGTATATGATCTGTTGTTTTCGCTTCACTTTCTGTCATCATCGCCCTATAATTATACCATTTGTCTTTAATATATAATGGTATACCGTTTTTCTTTGCTTTTATCCATTTTAAAATAAACATCTCTTATTCCTCCTTTTTATTGGGCAACAAGTCTTCTGCGTATGCCCAGCGTTGCATATTAACTCCACGTGAAAATCTCTCCCAATTTCCTGAATCATAAAAGGTATCAAAGGCACTGTCTCCAAGTTGGGCGATATATATTCTATTTCTTTCTGGCTCTTCACTTGCCTCATGCCACACAGAATCAATACGCCAGCTTGCTCCACGCTTGAAACCATCTATATATGCAGGCTGAAGTTTGGGATTATAGTAATAATCCTCAAATAGGGCACAGTCTAATGCTGCATCTTCAATATCTTCTATTTTCATCTTTTATTCCTCCTTTATATAATCTTTCATGAAACAAATCCAGTGTGTATTAGAACGTTTGCCGGATATATGCCCGAATATTGGTTTTTCAGGTGTGAGTTTGAGAACTTCCGACACTTTGATGTCTGTCTCGTTCCATTTGAAAATCAAAAATCCTCCGGGTTTCAGGACTCGAAAACATTCTTTAAATCCCTTTGCCAGCATATCACGCCAATCTGAATACAGAGCTCCGTATTTAATTTGTTGGTAGCCTGTTGGCGATGCTTTTTCGTTCAAACTTCCGTACATATCTGCCATCTCTGACTTTCCAGCATTCCTTAATAAGTGAGGCGGATCGAAAACTACCATTGAAAAAGACTTATCCTCATAGGGCATATTTGTAAAGTCGGCTTGTATGTCGGGATTTACTTCAAATAATCTACCATCGCATAAATGAGTAGAGACCTTTCGAATATCTTGAAAAAGAACTCTTTCGTCATGTTTGTCGAAGTAGAACATCTTTCCCCCGCAACAGGCATCTAATATCGTTTTTCTCATTGCTCTCCTCCTTTCATAAGTTCTATTTCTCCCATATCTGTATGATTTTTATAATCTATTGAAATAAACTGACTTGTATTCTTTTCAAGACCTTTTCATTTGCGTCGTTATAAAATTGCTTGTTGACCTCGAAACCATATGCCTTTCTTCCCAATGAGGCTGCCGCATACAGGGTCGTGCCGCTTCCTGCGCACGGGTCGATGACAACATCGCCCTTGTCCGTGAATATCTCTATCAACCGTTTGAGAAGCGGGACAGGTTTCTGGCAAGGGTGGCATTTGGGCGTGGTGTTGTCCCTCACCCAGTCGAAGCAGTTGAATATCATTCTCCCGTTGTTGTTGAATTTGGGCAACTTGTCCCGATAAAGGATAAGACCGTATTCGCAGTTGCCGACGACCTTCATGTTTGCTTTCAACACTTGCGCCGAGAAGTCCTTGCGGAAAACCAGCGGTATGTAGTGATTTAACCCGTATTTGCGTCCTAACTCTATGAATTTGAACTGTTGTTCGTACTCGCAGAACAGTATCATGCAGGGGGATTTGCCGGCTTCTTTCGGTTCTTTCACGAGCATTTTGGAACAGAAGTGCATGAACTCGGCCGGACGGAACTCGCTGTCGGACGAGAAGAATTGTTTGCCTGCCAATGCGCTCTCGCCGTTCTTGTTGTCTCCGTCAATATACCATGCGGGGTTGCTGGCGTAGGCGTTATTCGCCAAATTATACGGCACATCTGCTATAATCAGCTGCGCTTTTGGCAGCCCATAGACTTTATAATTCTGGAATGAGTCGTTGTAAAGCTCTATGTCTTTCATACTTAACTTTCCTTTTTGCTGTATTTGTCGATAATTTCTTGAATCTGATCGGGTGTCGCTTTCTCCTTTTCACGTAGCTCTCTCTCCCTTTCCTTTTCCTCCTGCCTTTTCTTGTCCTCATAGAACCGCAATAGTTTCTCTCTGTCGGCTCTGAACTCTCGAAGAGACCTTGTTATCACCATAGGGTCGAAAACTCCGTAGAACGTCCCGTAAAGACCTTGCTTGAACCGCTGGAAGAATACCATGAACTCGGTAAGTTTGAAATCACCATAGCCGGAGATGATGATACGGGCTATCTCCTCGTATTCCTTTTCCGTCATTCCGTCCTTGCGGACTCCCGAAAATTCGGCTAGGTCGAGAAGCTGTATTTCCAGCCACGACTCGGCGATGTGGCTCCCGAACGTCCTCGACACACGGGCTATGCTCGGAGCTTTGCCGATAAAGCATCGTTCGAGGCTCTGGCAATAGCGGACTTGATTGTCGGGGCTAAAAAGGCAGAGCAGATTCTCCCCCGTCTTGTAGGTTGCCAGTATCTCCCGTTGCCAGCTTGGCGGCGATAGCTTCTGCAAACTCTGCATATCGCTGCTCTTTGGTCTTGGAATTAGGTTTTTGATGGATTCCGGATTGCTCATCTCGTGCTCGTTTTAGTTCGATTATTAACCAGCGGGCAAAGTGTTTTTGTGCATCGCTGACGCTTTTTCTTGCAATACCCTCGTTTTGGAGCTTACGGATATATGCCTCGATATAGAGCCTCGATTCGTTCCCGTCGATGTGGTTGTTCATCGATAGCGTTTCTATCCACGTTTGATTTGAGAGTAGTTCTTCACGCAGTTCTGTCAGTGGCTTGTCAACGTCTTTGCCAAAATCTTCTTCTTTTTCTTTGCTTCTCGATAGAGAAGTTTCTTTTAAATCATTATCATTTTCATTATCATTTAAGCCCCCACTGGCTCGTTTGGCCCCCACTGGGTTATTTGGGGTCGAGTGGCTCGTTTGGCTCCCACTGGACTTTGATTTAACCGTTTCAGAGTTCTTGTCATTACCTCCTTTACGCCCGTTGTTCCGGTTTCTCTCGACAATGCCCTGATATTTGAGTTCATCTATCTCGAATTGATTCTTGAAAAACTCAAATGCCATTTCAATGTCCTCCTCTACCGTAACCTCCTCGCCAAGTTGATATTTGAATATTGCTCGAAACAGCCTGCCCAGTTGTTTGTCCGATAATCTCGATATGGGTTTATAAAATGGTTTATAAATCAAAAAGCTGTCTTTCATTTATTATAAATATTGATAGTTATTCTCTTTTCGTATCATACTTTTCAATTATCATAATTCCTTCTTCTGTTTTATCTCCGTAAACGATATGACAGCCAAACTCATGAACCAATATATCCAAATCTTCTATGGTTTCTATCTCAGTATAGAGATTAAGGGTATTGGTATCTATCATTTCCCTTATAACTGGCAATCTTGACTCAAACAATGAATCTTCTAAACTTCTTAGATAGATGTCTCCTCGTTTAAAGGTATTCATGCTCGATGTTATTAATTTCACCTTTAATGTTTTTGATTTATCGGGATCGTCGTTATAATAAAAACGAGCTGACGATAATTGATTGAAATTAACAATAACATGATTATCTTCTTGGAATTTCTTTATTCTATTATGAATATCTACATATTGATCATAGTTGATAATGGACTTTATAAAAAGGTATTCCAAACATAAATCAGATATAACTAATTTTTCTCTGTTTAATTTGTCTTCCGATTCCATAATTAAGTTTCAGTAATTGAAAATGCCCACCCGTTCAGGGTCTTGTGCTTGTCAATCTCACCGGTTTTGCATAGCTCGTTTATCTCGGATTTGAGTGACCGGATAACTACCGACTGTATTTCGGTAAAGCTCGCTATGGAGGGCTCCTTGTTATTCTTTTTCTTTTCCTCGATAATGGAGGATATAACTTGCTTGGCTATAATCATGGCTATTTTTGTTTTAACAATTCTGGGTTATGAGAATACAGCCGGCAGGTACTTGTGCCGGTAAACGTTTTTCAGATAGGTTATCATTTGGTCGTAGCTCTTGATAAATCCCTCGTTGATAAGGTCGGCGACTTTTCTTTCCAGCTCGTACAATTCCCGCTGTTTCTTTTCTTCGCCGTATTGGTTGCGGATATTCCTTTCATGCTCGTTGAACACAATCCAGTTCAACGCTTCGCCTACTTTCTGCATGGCTTGGGGCATGAAGTCTTTCCGAACGATCTTTGAAACGGCAGAGCCTAGTTTGTTGTAGGCATCGCCGGCTTCATTGCGATACTTTATCATTTCGTCTTGTACGAATTTCAGAACCTTTACTTTGAATGCGGGATTTAGCCACATCGCAAAATCTAAAAACATAAGAGGTGTCATCCATGTACCTCCATTTTTACCTCGTGTTACCACAACTATAGATTTTGGAAAATCCTTATAATCATCACTTTCTAAAAGACGGGAATTCCCGTCTTTAAATTCGGGTTCCTCCATGAGAGCTTTAACAAATTCTCTCGTTTCTTTTAATCTGAGATAATCTCCTATCTTCTTGGTATTATTTTTATTAGCACTATTCCACTGCACAATCAAATTCGTACAGTCGAATTTACCGTCACAAGTCCGTTGAGATACTTTAAAATCACCCATTGGACGAATCATAATTTGGTTCGTTTTCATAGCTTTTATTTTAGTTGTATGGAATATTTTAATATAAAATGTTGCCGGAAAACGGAATATTTTTTACGCATTTGTTGCCGGCAAGCGGTAGAGTTTATAAATTCTTCTGCTGTCATATCATTTGTTTATTTCAGATTCGACAACCTTGTATTTAATGGGCAATCCGGAGCAGGTGATGGCGAGCAGGGCAGAGTCCCTTTCTTCTTGGTTGCTGCGGGGTCTGTTAAACTCTATCCCGCTCATCTGGCACAACCGCTTCAATTCTTCATGGGTGATCTTGCCGTCTTTCCCTTGCCAGCACTTGCGCAACGGGGATTGCTCCATGACTTGTATTCCGTAATGACTCAGCATTTCGACTATCTTGCGACCAGTCTCTTGGTTGCGGCCTACATGCTCGCCTTTCTTGGCTGAGCTCGCCCGTGTGTCTTTCGGGGACAAGTGCCAGTTGGATTTGTTTTTCCAGCCTGCCTCGACATACACTGCCACTCGTTCATCGTTTTTATTGCAGTGCTCATGAAGTTTTTTTATGCCCTCTACCAACAAGGGGAATGGGCAAACACTCATCTCCATTTTCATTTTCCTTGTGTCCAATACGGAGTAGCCGCTACGCTCAACATCGGGGTCTATGCCTATCACTACGTCGTATTTGAGTTTTCTGCTGTATGCTGCCTGTTCTTCCATTGTCAAAATAGTTTTAACTGAATATACTTTTTCTGTTTTCTTTCGATGAAAAGATTTTTAAAAATGTAAAACAAGACATCTACCACAATGCTGTTGCCAGCCATATAGTATTGGTGTGAGTAGCTTATCCCTGATGCTTGTATTCTTTCTATATCATAATCAGAAATTCCCATAAGGCGGAAGACCTCTTTATTTGTCAATATTGTGATATTTCCATCTTTCCTTGTTACATAAGTGCAATTCCAAGATATAAAGCCTCTTGCAGTAACGCATATAGCTATATCAGAGTCTATCGAAGCATATCTCATTTTCAGAGTTCTTTTTGCTTTGTCTGACAATATCCATTTATTTGCCGGGTGTTTCATGTAATAATCTTCAATATTGTTCTCTAAAACGTCCTTTAATCTTTTTTTGAGTTTAAACGTCCGCGGGAATTCGTAATACTCGTTAACTCCCAATATTGAAATCATAAACACACGCTCTCTATTCTGTGGAACACCATAATCCTTTGCGTTTATCAATTTCCAAAAATTGGAGTACCCGATACTCTGCAAGTACGAAACCCATTCGTTGAAATGATTGATAAACTTTTTGCTGACAAGTGCTTTTACATTCTCCATGAGCAGGTATTTCGGCATTTTGTTCTCTATCGCTTTCTCGCATTCCCATAACAGGCTGCTGCGTGTGCCGCTGCCTTTCTCCAATCCCGCTTGCTTTCCGGCCGTTGAAATGTCCGTGCAGGGGAAAGAATATGTGAACAGGTCGAAGTCGGGAACTTTGTCCCAGTCTATATGGCATATATCCCCGAAGTTCCTGTCTCGGTACTGTGGATATACGGCATTATGGGCTTGTATGGCGTACTTGTCGATTTCCGACCAGCCGACCAGATCGTAATCGACTCCGAGCCGGTCGAGTGCCATGCACTGGCTGTCATATCCGCTGAATGCTGTAAAGACTTTTAATTGCATATCTTTCTCTTTTTGTTCGGCAGGCGGGACTCGAACCCGCAACTGTATATTCGCTCCTTATACTCGACTTATACCGCTCTCCCGTGAACCACTGCCGATACCACCTAAAACACTTATGGCTAATTTCTCCCCGCAGTTCCTTCCTCCGTATGGTGCTCGACCACGTACCCGGATCGGCTTGCGGGGAATGTCTCACATTATTCTCCTATATCAGGTCTATGATTTTTGTCTTTTGAATCGCATCGAGCCGCATGTCGTTAAGACCTTGTCTCATGTGTTCTTGCATGAGGCGGTTGGCTTCGGTGATGTCTTTGGCGCAAACGAGGTTGTAGTACTTCGTTTCCTTTTCATTGCCGTTGTCATCGATGAATATGTCTATCAACGTGGCTTTGTAGAAGGGCTTGCCTTCTTCCTTCTCGTTTACTATCTCGACGACATTAGAGCGGGTGATAGAGATTACATCGCAATTTCCGTTGTATTGTTCCAGTCCTTTGGCTTCGGCCTCGGCAAATAATCCTACATCGGTGATGAAGTGTTCGACGACTTCTTTCATCTCTCCTTTGCTGTTCTCTTTTTCTACTTTCAGTTTGATTTCGTAAAACATCGCTTTTATTTTTTATCGGTTAAAAACTTCTTTGAACTTCTCGTCGAGGGCATTCAATATTCTCATTCGCTCAGCCGCTCTACCTTGATTATCAGTAGTGTAAATTCTCATTAACAATTGCTCTCGTGAGCCACAAAAACAGCCACATGTATAAAATGGAGCAACATTGGGATAGTTGTGTTTATACCAGATATAAGTAGTACCTTGTACTGACACATAGGTATCTTTTACCGTAAATTGAAGTTCTTCCGCTTCGTAATCGGGCTTGTTGGGATTTCTTGCCGCATAACTGCGGACAATACAGTCGCTATCCTTTGCCAGTTCTGTGAGCACATCGGCGGGTGTGTTGGGATTCCCTGCCGCATTACTGCGGACATGCCAGTCGCTATCCTTTGCCAGTTCTGTGAGCACATCGGCGGGCGTGCTGGTA